CCAAGCTATGAACATCAGTAAAAGGAGTCGTATCCTTGGTGGTCTTGCTGCTGAATTGGGTGTAGATACTGCAGTTACGGCTGTAGCTTCTACATCTACTGAAGATGAAAACATTGCCCAAGCATTAAATGAATGGTTGGGTACTGATATTCCATGGGCTACTCGTGATGAGGATAGTCCTGATGTAAGGCGTCAGAAGAACATCCTTGAAGCTGCAGGTATGACTGCAGGTCTTAGTGTTCTTCAAGCATACTTTGCTCTCCGTAAAGTTGCTAAGATTACTCCTGAAGCTGCAGAAGCTGCAGAGCTACTTGAAGCTGCAGAAGCATTGAAAGTCACTGACGACACTGTTGCAGACTCTGTAGAGGCTGTACAGCAACGTCAACTCCTTGCTCAAACTGATGAAGCAGAAGCTCGTATGTTGGCTGATCCTGAGGGTCAGAACTATGATGCTTTTGTTAATGAACCTGCTGAACCTCAAGCACGAGCTGTTATTAATACTGAAGCTGATCCGGTTGGTGCTAAGGTTGACCAAGCTCGTATCCAAAGGAATGACGGGACTACCAATGGTAGAATGCGTCCTGGAGCTACTGAATCTTGGCAAAAGAATTTTATTCAAGCTTTTGGTGAACGTGCTGAAAACTTGAATGAATTCTTTCAAAGCATGAGTCCAAATGTTGATGCTGTTATTGGTAAAACAAAACTTTCTGCCGCTCAAATTAATGAAGCAGTAGATAACCTTACTAACTCTATCTTTAACACTGATCTTCAAGACTTCACAAAGACTGTTGAAGACATGAAGAAGACTTTGTATGAAGGTCAAAAATTCTTTGGTGAAGAAGAGTGGGTCGTTGCTTCATATTCTTTTAAACGTGCATTTGATGAGGTGTTTAATCCCGATAACATGCGTGCTTCTGCAATGATTACCCAGCAAGCTGGTGATAATGTTGCTGATACTGCTAGGGCTGTGTCTTTGATTGGTGATACTGCAGATACTACTCGTCAACAAGAGATTATCTTTGATAAACTAGAGATTCTTGCCCAAGAGATCCGTGCTAACCAGTTCATTGCTGGTCGTACTTTGGAGTATAAAAAGCTTGTTAAAAATGCTAGCCCTGCACAAGTAGCAGAATGGATGGCAGAACAAGCTGATAACTTCACTGAGAATCTACAAAAGGCTAAGGAAAAGGGTACTACTATTATTCAAACGCTCAAACAGATTGGTAAGGAAAACCCTGAATATCTTAAGCCTCTTATCAAAGCATACGATACTACCAACGGTAACGTTGATACTATCTACAAGCTTAACAAATGGGCTGAAGAGCACATTGGTGTTATTAAAAAGGGTTTGCTTGATCAAAATCCTTCAATTCCTAGCTATGTTTTGCAGGGTCTTGATGGTGTACGTTACAATAGCATCTTGAATGGTCTTGCACCTGTCCGTGCTTTGACTGGTGGTTTCATTGCTTCTACTCTTAAGCCTATCTCTATTTTGGCTGGTAGCGCTGTACAAGGTGATACTGCTACAATGAAACGAGCTATGTTTGCTTATGGTAGTTTTGCTGAGACCTTCCAACGTGGTCTTAAGATGATGGCTGAAGAGTGGCGTTATGCTATTAGTAACCCTGAAAAGGCTGCACTTCGTGGTCGTGGCGATCTTTACCAAGCTAAGTTGAATGACTTTGAAACCATGGATGCCATGGCTGAAGTCTGGAGAAAAGAAGGTAAGGGTGCAAAAGTTTTCTTGTGGGACACAGCTAAATGGCTACATGCTTATAACAATAACAAGTTTAGTCGGCTTGGTGTAAACGCTATGTTTGCTTTGGATGGAATGTTTAACTCTTTCCAAGCAAGTCAAGTTACACGTTCTAAAGCATATGATGAAATCTTTGAACAAACAGGTGGAGTTATTGATGATAACTTCAAGAAGTTGTTTGAAGCTAAACAACAAGAACTTTATAGCAAAGCTTTCAATAAGGACGGTCTTTTGACTGATGAAGCAGCTAAGTTTGCTGCAGGTGAAATTGCTTTGAATCTTGACAGCAATCTTGTCAACAATCTTCAAAACTTTCTTAACACCTTTCCTGTTGCTAAATCTTTGTTCATGTTCCCAAAAACTGGTGTCAATGCACTAGAATTTGGTTGGTCATTTAACCCAGCAAGTAACCTAGGTCCTGCTGTTACTAAAGCACGTAAAGTCCTTAAAGCTAAATCTACTGAAGAGATTACTGAAGCTCTGGCTGAACATGGTCTAGAGTACAGTATGGAGGCTTTCCAAGCTCTTAAATCTGAGTACATTGGTCGTCAGTTGATGGGCAGTGCTGTGGTTATGGGAGCTGGTATGTGGGCACTTAACGGTAATCTTACTGGTAACGGACCACAAGATGCTGGTGAACGTAACCGTATGATTGCTCAAGGTTGGCAGCCATTGTCGATAAAAGTACCAGGAACTGATAAATGGGTTAGTTACAAAGGGTTTGAACCTTTTGATATTTTACTTGGTCTTATTGGTGATGTAGTTTATCAAGGTAGTCGTGTTGATCAAGCTTGGTCTGAAGATATTGCCAAAAAAATCCTAGTTTCCATCACTATGAACATTACCAATAAATCATTCCTTAGCGGTTTTGAGCCTTTGGTAGGTTTGTTGGCTGGTGATGAAGGTAACTTTAGTAGGTTTATGGCTAATAATATAGATAGCCTCGCACCTTATGCTGGTACCCGTAGTATCCTTTCAAAAGCAATTACACCTCAACTAAAAGATGTAGAACGTGATTTCTGGGGCTACCTTGCTAATCGTAACAAATTCTTGCCAGGTGTTGGTGATGGTCTTGAGGATATGGTAGACCTTTATACGGGTGAACCTATTAAGTATTTTGAACCAATGACCGCTGCTATTAATTCTGTACTTCCATTCTTCAAAGTAAATAGTGGTATGGAACCTTGGCGGCAATGGTTGCTGTCTACTGGATGGGATAACCTTAATACAGTTCGTACGGATCCTATTCGAAAAGAACCTCTTACTCCTGAACAACGCCAATGGGTAAACAACTGGATTGCTAACAACGTAGACCTTAAAGGTTCTATTGAAAAGATGATGAATCAACCCGATAGTTATTGGGATAAGCAGATTAAACTGTACACTAAGCGTCGTGGTCTTCAAACACAAAGTCAGTTCCCAATTAAACAAAGTATTGTCCATAAAGAACTTGACCGTCTCCACAACAATGCATTTAAATATGCATGGGCAGCTTATGAACAACAAAATGCTCAGGCTGCAAACATTGGTGCTCTTAAGAATCTACGTGATCGTCAACTTCAATCTGGTGCTGTGACTGCTGCTAGTAAGACACAACAACAAGTCCAAAAAATACTAGATATGAATAATTAAAAATGGCAACTTCTCAAACATTTGATCTTAGCGTCACATCACCGCCATTTACTCTAAACTATCCTTTTCTAGATGAGGATGACCTACAAGTTTCTATTGATGGTGTACCGCTAACTATTACAACTGAATATACAATTGATTCTAAAACATCTAGTCCTGTTTCTGGTGCTGGTTATCTTAGTGGTGCTGTTGTTACTTTGATTACAAATCCAGGTACAGGAATTTTAAAAGTAACACGTGTAACACCTCTAGAGACTGCACAAAATTTTACTGCAGGTTCTGCTATTCGTGCTCAGGATCTTAACAATAACTTTCAACGAACGTATTTTTCAGCTGAAGAATCACAAGATATTGCTGAAGCAGCTTCTGTTGGTGATATTCTTGATAATAGTATTGAGGGTGTAAAGCTAAAGGATGGTGCTGTAACTACTAGTAAGATTGAGAATCTGACTATTAGAGATGAGGATATTAGCAATAACCCATCGTTTGCAATTACTGGCACCAAGATTCAACAAGCAAACACTACCACACGTGGTACGGTTCAACTCTACAACGCAGCAGATAGTACCAGCACTACACTAGCTGCTACGGCTAATGCCCTTAAAACTGTTAACGACACGTTGACTACAGCTATCAACACCATTGATGCTACTCAACCGTTTACACGGACTAGTACAGGTACAGGTCGTCCTCT